GACTGCGAAAGCAGCGACGGAGCAAGCGTCGATGACAAAGGAGTTATCCACTGTTTTGTATGCGATCGAAACCTCAACCCAGATGGAACTGAATGGCGACCAATGAAAACCAGTACACGCACGGCGGCCAGCTATCTGGACCGCGTGCGCAACGAGGCACCACTCAGCCTTAAAGACCTACCTCGCACTGATGAACCGCTTCGCCTGCGCAAAGGTGAGGCACTAGCGCTTGACTCACGCGGCATCCAGCAGCAGACATGCAAGCGCTACGACTACATCGTCGGTTCCTACAACGGACACGAAGCACAGTTCGCCAACTACCGCGACAACGATGGCGTCGTCATTGCGCAGCACATCCGCTACGGCGACAAGCAGTTCTCTTGGATCCGCCCCAAAGGCGCCAAGCTCCAGCTGTTTGGTCAGCACTTAGGCAGCGACGGCGTGCTCGTGATCACAGAAGGTGAGATCGACTGCATGAGCGTCTACCAAGTGATGCACGAGTGGGGCTTCCATCGGAAGTTCTGCGTGGTGTCCATCGCTGACGGTGCAGCCAGTGCCAAGAAGAACGTCACCGAGCAGCTGAGCTGGGTGTTGGGCTTCTCCCTTGTCGTGATCTTTATGGATCAGGACGAGCCAGGCACCAAGGCAGCCAACGCCCTAGCCGAGGTGATCGGCCACAAGGCAGCAGTCGTAGGCAACTTCCCCTACAAGGATGCCAACGAAGCGCTGCAGGCTGGCGACGACAAGGCTATCCGCGAGGCAATCCGTACTGCCAAACGGCACCGGCCCGACACCGTTGTTCACGCCCCGGATCTGCTCGAGAAGATCCTTAAGCCCGAGCATCGCTACGGCCTGCCCTACCCATGGGACGGCTGGAACACGATGACAGAAGGCATGAAAGCGGGGCAGCTGGTGATGGTTGCCGGCGGCACTGGCATCGGCAAGAGCCTGTTCACCCGCAGCATCTGCCTCAACCTGTGCAAACAAGGCGTCAAGTGCGCGTACATCGGGCTGGAGGAAAGCTGTGAGACCAGCCTTGAGCGGATGCTCAGCGAGGTGCTGGGCTACGCACCGGGCTTCCACCTGGATACAGCGGAGCAGCGAGCGCGCCGTGATCCAACGGTAATTGGCACTGCGCTCAACACCTTTGCCGACAACTTGTTCTTACTCGATCAGTTCGGAAGCGAAGACTTTGACCGTTTTGTTGCCACCGTTAAACATTACGTGCTTGGCGAACAATGCCAGGTTGTCTTTCTCGATCACTTCTCCTTGCTGGCTGATGGTATTTCCCTTAACACTGATCAGCGTCGGGCTATTGATAAGTGCATCAAAGATCTCAAGACGCTGTGCGTCGAGCTCAACTTCACGATGGTCGTCGTATGCCACCTCTCCCGAGGCAGTGGTATTGGCCCATCTCACGAAGAGGGAGGCGAACCGACTCTTGCGGAGCTTAGAGGAAGTCACTCACTAGCACAGATCCCAGACTTCGTGGTCATGCTTCAGCGCAATCCACGTGCTGAAGACAAGGTAGATGCCAACACAACGAATTGCTGGCTGAAGAAGAACCGAGTCAAAGGGGAGCTTGGTCTCATGTCCAGGTTGCAGTTCCTTGAATCCTGTCGCTTCCATGAAATCAAAACCCACTAACCCAATCATCAGCAATGAGGGGTATAACCCTCGCAACCGTGGCATCACCTTTTCAGACAATCCCAAGCACCCCTTATGGAAAGTCAAGATCGAGTTTCCAGCGATGAGGCCAATGACCGAATCAATCAAGGCGCCGACATACGTGTCTGCACTGGCATACGCAAGGCGTCGCTACCCAGATGCAAAAGCTGTGACATACCTGGGGAAGGCGGAACCCTAACCCAGGCACAGCAACAGGCCAACGACCTTCGTCCAATCGAGATGGAGTACCTCCGTGATCTACATGAACTTGCCATCCACAAGTTCAACGAATCCAAAGGTGATTTCCCCCTTGGCTTTTGGAACGGCTATGGCTGTGCCATCAAAGCCATCATTGAAAAACTACAACCACCACTATGAGATTCATCGAAAGATGCACCCAGGCGTATTGGGGGACAGACAACAATGATTACACCATTGATGCTGCTGATCGGATGCGGTGCGTGCTGTCTCTGGTTGCGCAGGAGATTGAGGCAATGGCGCCGTCGAAGACGATCGCCAAGATATGCAATCTCCAGTGCATGGAGATTGCAGACAAGATCAGAAGACTTCGTGATGAGTAAACAGGAACTCATGGTTGAGTGCATCCCTCGCGCTGGGTTCAACGACCTGTACATCGGCTACGCGGACGGCGCGTGCCAAACCTTTTACACACTCCAGGAACTGACCGAGTGGTTTGCCTCAAAAGGCGTACCCGAGGACGACGAACTCTGGGCTGAACTCCACAAACTACAAGACTGATGACAACACCACCAAAGGCAAAGGCTCCCGTGCCTATTGACGTACCAAGAGATGCGATCGCTGATCTCTATCGTGCGGCAATCAAGCACATTCAAGACAATCGCGGCGGCCAGGCTGAAGTCTGGTGGGATGGTTACATCCGCGCACTTGAACACGTACTCGAAATGGATGGTCAGTGATCATGCCACTGAATCAGATGACACCAGACTGCCCTGGCTGCGGGGCATGGATCACGAAAGTGGTCGCAACGAAGTTTGACAGCGAGTGCCAGCACGTAGTGCGCCGCCGCCACTGCGAATACTGCGGCCACCACTTCTACACCAAGCAGTACCACGAAACATTGGTGGACGTGAAGTGGACTGGAACAGGCAAGGGGACAATTCCTACTGTCGTGAAAGACCTACCCACAAAGTTCAAGGGCCAACTGTCTCAGCCGATGCCCACCAAACTTAAGAGGATCGACGCGGCATGAAGATCATCCTTGATTCCGACATGCTCCTGTTCCGCGTGACAAGCGCGACAGAGGTGGAGATGGAGCTGGAGGCTGATGTGTGGATCCGGCACAGCGAACTGCCCGAGGCACGAGAGCTGTACTGGACGACGGTTGACCAGTGGTGCGAGATGTACGGCTGCACGTTGGACGACGTGTTCCATTGCTTCACGGACCGGAGCACCTTTCGCAAGCGCATTGATCCTGGGTACAAGGCCAACCGGAAGGGAAAGCCCAAGCCGCTGGGCTACGGCGCCCTGAAGAACCAGCTGCTCCAGGAGAGCGGAGCGTGGCTGCACCGAGAGATCGAGGCGGATGACCTGATCGGAATCTTTGCCACAATGCCCGACCTGAAGAAAGAAGGGGTGGTGATCGCCTCAGGCGATAAGGACCTGCTTCAAATACCAGGCGAACACATCTGGTTTGACACCGGCAAGGAGCCGACTGAGGAACCAGGCTTAAATGTCACGTACCGTGACGGCTATGTCATCAAGACCAATACCACTGAACATGCGGAACGCTTCACTTACCAGCAGTACCTATCGGGCGACAGCACCGACGGAGTACCTGGCTGCCCGGGACTGGGTGCGGTCGGAGCAAAACGAATCGCAAAGGATCTGCCCATCGCAGAGCCAGTGGATTGCTGGCAAGCGATTGTTCGGTCGTATGAGGAGGCACAGAGGAAGAAGAAGCTTGATCTATACGACGCATCCCAGTTCGCTACGCAACAGGCGCGACTGGTGAGGATCCTGCGTCATGGCGAATATGACTTCATCACACACGAGGTATCACTGTGGAATCCCCCGACACACTGAAGCGCATCATTGTTCAACAGTTGACAGATGAAGTGCTGGATGCGCTGGATGGTTTGTATCCAGAGAGGACACCAGAACTGAATGACTCCATTGATCAGATTCGGTACGCTGCAGGGCAGCGGTCTGTCATCCGTTTCTTGAGGAGTCTCACTGATGGCTAAAAAGAAGAACAACAAGAAGCTCAGCAAGGCCGTCAAGAACGTCGGCAGTGTCCTGAGCAAAAGCGAAGCCAAGCAGGTCGCCAAGCAGACGGGCAAGACAACTGCCCAAGTGATGGCGAAAGCTCAGTCCAAAGGAGTTGGCCTGGGCTCAGCGCTAGTCAATCAGTACAACTCAAAGCCGCAACAGCCAGCCCGCTCCACTGCACAGATCAAAGCAGTTGCAGCACTGAAGCCATTGGCTGGTCTGCAAATGAGCTCGGGCACGGCCTACTACGGCAGCAGTACCACCAACACTCCAGCCAGCAGCCAGAACAAAGGCTCTGGTTACGGGGTTGTCACCACTCCGAGCAGCACTACCTACAACCCCATCGTCCTGCCACGCAACACCGCGACAGGTGGCAACAACAGTGGTGGTGGCAACAACAGTGGTGGTGGCAACAACAATGGTGGTGGCGGCAACGGCGATGATCCTTACCAGGACCTGCGCGACCAGATAGACACAGCCCAACAAACGATCAACGATCTGAAGAACCAGCAGGTTGATCCCTACCCCGACATCACCGACCTTCTTGCTGAACAGCAGGCTGCCACTGC